TCCATTTCAGGTTTCCAGAGACGGTCATCTCCACCGCCACCAGTATTGTTCATCTTCTCAACTTCCTTGACCAGTTTAGAAGTCAGGGAACCAAGAGAAGACTGCTTCTTAAGATTTGCAAAAGACATTCGGATTACCTCGGATTTGTACGTATTTGGCTTGTGTGTACTTCGTTATTCTACAGGTCGGAACCTGTTCTGTCAATCTGTTCACGCATCTTCTCAAGCATCTTAGTCATGTTCTCAAAGAGAGTGTTCATATCAACATCTTGGGAAAGACCCATTGCAATAGCAGACTCTATAATCTGTTCTTTCATTTTAGTTGCTTCAGGATCGTCAGAAAGGCTTAGTCTGGTATAAAGAATTTTTTGTTTTTCAAGCAACCTTCCTAACATACTTACATGAAATAATTTTTCTTCTTTGTCCATGTAACTAAATTTGAAAACATTTTTATAAATGTCTTCTTGTAACTCACTAATTTCTGCCATTTCGGCACGAACTACATCTGAATCGAAGAAACTCATTTCTCTAAAACAACCATCTTTAGAACTTTTTTGTAACGAAATACATCGATATTTAGGAAGGGAGAATACTTTTTAATTCTCATACTTACGGTTTCCCACACAGGATCAGATAATTTCTTATCCCAATCTTTTCTAAACCCAAGTATCCTATCAAGAATTACTAGAGTTTCGATTGAAATCTCGTCTCTAAGATATGATTTCAGAATATCTGGATGACGAGAACCATCCAGTGAAAACATGGCATCAAAATTATTATCAGAGAAAACCTTTTCAGTTTCTTCTTTAAACAGATATGTGAGTGACTGAGTTCTTTTCTTCCAAGAAGTGTACCTATCTTCACCTTCTCTTATCATTTCTCCTATCCAAAGTTTACTTGGATCCGTACAGGTGATGAAGTTAGACACAAAGAACTCGATTACTTCTTTGTCGTCCTTGTTTCGTGCAAGTTTTTCAAACCAAAATCTATCCTTTCTTTTGTAGAAAGACTGCACAGTAGCACGACTTTTACCACAATACTTGTGGTAGTCATACTTCTCTTTTGTGAAGTGATTCTTCAAAGAGAGATATTGTTTATAAGCATCAAAAGGCATCATTCCTCAAAGGGGTAGTTTCGCTCTGGAGCTCCTCTTTAGAAAGTTAAGTTCCATCGCTTCATACTTTAGTTTTTCTTTCAAAGGTTTAGAAATCAGTTTGGGAACTGATTCTAAATCAACACTATTCTTTTCACAAAAGTGAATAATAGCATCGATATAATTCATGTCAATATTATCTTTTACA